TTAAGGAATAATATCTCCCGAAAACTTAAATTCCACTTCTCTATATTCATCATGGTCAAAGGTATAATCTTCAAATGATGTACTGAAGGTTAATTTTCTTACCCTCATACCTATATCATTATTATTCTGACTTTGTGCTTGAGTTCTTACTAATGGTGTACACAGTCCCTCACAGTCCCAGCCTTGTAGGGCAGCAAAAACTTTCTGCTCAATTTCAAAATACTGCAGACCTAAGTCTTTTACATTATCGGGAGCCATTTGGTAGGTCTGAGAGTATGGGGCAAATACAAGAGTTATTTCAATAAAAGAAATACCAAGCTGGGTGTTTCCAGACAAGGCTGAGAAAGAGGTAGAGGGAAAATCTACCAGTACAGCAGGAAAGGATACCATAGCCCTATACTCATCAAAGCCAAGCTGACCTATATTTTGGTCTATAAATCTAATTTCGGGTACATTCTCCATTATTCTTTTTTGGAGGGCTAAAAACAGTGGTTTAAAGTATGTTTCCATTATGATATAATTTTCTTAAGGTCTTTAGTTAATTCTCTTGTGATAGCATTATTCAGCACTGGGCTTGGGCTGTCCTGTGTAGGGATAAATTGTCTTTGTGGGATATTCACTTTACGAGTGTGTGATTTTACTGTTGTTTCTCCTGATTTAAAGGTTACTGTTTTCTTTCTCTCCTTACCTTTTTGGGTAAATTTTCCCGTGCCTATTTTGGCTTTACTGTAACGGTTCCGAGTGTGGGATTTTACGGTCACTTCGCCTTTAAATCCCTCATTATGGACTTTGGCATAAGGTATAGGGTTAATGATAGTTACCTGCCCAGTCTGCGTGGTGTAATAGGTAGCGCTTCTAAGAGTTCCTGTTTTTACAAGAGTAGTTCCCTTGCTGGGTTTCCATTTCTTAAAAGTGGTTCCCTGGAAACCTTGTGCTCTAAAATTACCATTGATAAACCGCAGAGTGATGTTTCCTGCCATATTAGGAAATTCCAGTGTGGCATAACGCTCTACTTCAAGGGCTTTATTTTGCAGTTTTTTTACAAATTCTTCTGGTGTCATGTTTTATTAAAAATATTTTGTATATTTGTATTATCAAAATGATTACCGGCATTGAGTGGCCTAATCAGTCATGTTCTCTGTCCTTGTGCATTTTGATAAAAAGGGAGTATTTATATACTTCCTTTTTTAGTTTCTATACATTAGCACCCCCATTCTACTTTTATCTAGTTCTCCTTCATGTTTCGCGTCTATTAGATACATGGTAACGGCCTCTAACTTATCATCCACTACTAGTTTTATTGTTCCTTGTTCATAGTGTTTTAGATAAGTTCGGGTATTCTTCTTTTCTGGATTAAACCATACTTCATCGGGAGAGGTTAAGATGTTTCGGGTTTCTGTGGCATACTCAAAGCGTTTATCATCCTCTTTTTTAATGATATGGTCTTTAAAAAAGCTGTCTGCTCTTTTCTTTTTCCCTTCCCCGCTGCTTAACAGAATTTCCTGTCCGAGTACATCTTTTATCACAAAATCATCGGTTTCCTCTCTTTTAGGCTGGGCTTTCCACCAGTCTAAATATTCCTGCTTGGTGGTCTGCTGGTATTCAGGAAGCACATCGGCTCTTATTTTGCCAATATTAGCTAGTCCGTATTGTTCCCAGCTTAAACTGGTTATTTTACCTTTGGCATTCTGGAAATACGGATGATTGTCTTTAAAAATCACTTTGGAGAGTCCTACATTATTGTCAAATGGGGTATGTTTTAGGTGGTCTTTCATCATCTTTCCTGCCTCTATGGCAGTCATTTTCTTTTCTGACATAGATGCTTTCCCTGGTATTACAGTACATCTGCAGTTCCAGCCATTAGGAGGATAAATTCTTCTCCATACTACATCACTCTTCGGAGCAGTGAACTTATCCAGGGCTTCGTGTTCTGGTCTTACTCTATCATCTCCTACGGTGGAGTATTCTAAATATTCAGTATCTAGAGCTTCCCACTTATGCGCCATCACAGCAGAGTAATAAGCGTGGTCATGTTCTGCCCGAAGGTAAGTGTCATTAAATATTTCTCCAGTGTCAGCAATTTTCTTTTTAAATGCTCCATAGTCTAATATTCCGCCTTTTTCCTCTTCTATCATCATATCCCTGTAATACTTCATTTCAGTGAAGGATTTGGCGGCAGAAAAGGCATAAATGTTTCTTTGGAGATATTCTACCAGCACGGCTGTTTTATCTCCATAAGTAAGATTTTCCCCCAAGCTCTTACGCACCCCATTCATGAGGATTTCTGCGGTTTTTAAGTGCAGGTCGGCGTTTACTTCGGAGGCTGATTTATCCAATATCTTTTTAGCAATTTCATCATAGATGACTTCCCAGTCTTCCTGTTTTTCATCGCTAAGGTCTGGAAGGTGTCCTCCACAATGTTCGCAGGTATGGGCATAAAGGTCGTTAATCTGCCCGACTAATGTCGGGCGTGGACGAAAAAATCCGCTAAAGATTCAAATATTTTGCTGTACCAATTGGACTCTGAAAGGTCAGTTAATTTCTTTTTTTTACCCTCTTTATCCTTTTCATTCTTTTCATTCTTTTTATCATCTTTGTCTTCATTGTTTTTTTCTTCATCATTCTGAGGTGTCAGATAAGCGACGGGGTTCTGTCTCTCCTGCATTTCTTTTTTCAGCTCATTGTAGTTTTCGGGCTTTGGAATACCGTATGTTTCATACCAGTAGTCATCGGATACGGGCACTTTTTCAGACACCCGCATATCAATTTCCAGCCGAGATTTAAGTTTGTCTAAATTCAGCTCTAGTTCGTATTTGAAATATCCGCCCTCTACATCGTAACCATAGGATTTAAGGATAGAAATAAACTTGTCGCTATTAAGGTGGTTTTCTACTAAAATAAGGTCGGAAGCAATGATTTCGTCTTGCTGTTCTCCGTGTTCTTTAGACTGCGCATAACCACTGCTTTTACTAGACGATGTGGTCTCAGTATTACCCAAAATAGCCACTGCCATTTCTTCGTTACAGGCATCTTTGAAACTCTTTTGAAGTTCTCCGCTTCCATTGGAGGCTTTGCCGTCTTTCATTTCAAAAGTAGCCTGTTTAGGCAGCATAATTGCTAGGGAGCTTCCACTCTCAGTAAGTATTTTTTTAAGCTCATTTTTTGTTGCAGTATCGTAAGCATCATAGTACATAACCCTCACAGGCTGTCCAAAGATTTCTACATACTGCGCCCAATCGCCGAAGTTTCCACGCTTATAGATGCCATACATAGAACAAGCTAAGAATAAGCCTAAGTTATTCTTTCTGCCGATAACCCACACAAAAGGGAGTTCTTCTACTTTAAAGTCGTCAGTTCCTAAACCATATTGGGTTTTGCTAATAGTTCCTTTTTCTGGTCTAATGTGTTTTCGGGGGATTTCATCAAAGGTTAATTTTTCGCCTATTTTAAACTCTATCCCCGAAACTCCCCAAAACTCTGAATTAACAATCTGAGAGATGATTTCCCGTCCCGCTTCGGACTTCATCAGTTTGGTTATTTCTTCGTTTTCCTTTTTGTTTCGGTCGTAGAATTTGAGTTTTTTATTTAAAACTGAGTTAATTCGTTTTGCTGTTATCCCTTGTAAGAAACCATCAAGGCTTAATATATCATGGTATAAATCATAAAGTTTTGCCCTATTAGGAAGGCTTATACTCTCAGCAGATAATACCGCATTTTTAAGGCTTTGTATATCCTTTCGCTGTCTGTCGGGAGATACCAATGTTAAGTCATTGATAATGTATTGAGGTGTTGTATTATTTTTACTCATAATTTTATTTTAGAATCGGTTAGTTCTTTTTAAAGTAGAATCCCAGAAGGTGTCTTGTTCCTGTTTACTTTCATCTTGTGGTGTAGCAGGGTCGTCCTTTTTATATGGCCATGCAGGATTGATGGTGCCGTTTTTTATATTGGTCAGCCATCCTGGGGTATGTTCATCTCCGATAAACATTTCCCAGTCTTCTCGGAGCAGTTCTACACTGACACCTGGGTTTGCTTTTCTTACCAGCCAGTAAGAAGCAATGATTTTAATTGTTTTATTTAAAAATTCATCCTGCACAGTGGGGCTTTCTGTTTCTGTCCCAAAAAGTGCATGAAGGTCATACTTGAATAAATAGGCTTTAACAAAGTCTTCTGCGGCTTTAATATGCGATATGACTTCATCTCTGTTTCTTCTGGTGATTTCATCTATTACTTCCTGGTATAGGTCAGTGGTTAATTCTTCTGGTTGTACTAACATTTTAAATTCAATTTAAAAGGGTTTTAAATTCTGTGAGGACTTGACTTTCTCGGGATAAGTTCGACTGCTCCCGTTGCCTGCTCTACTCTCTTATTATCAATAATGGTAATGGCTCCTTCTACCATATCGGGACCGTCAAGCAGCTTGGCTTTGGCATTTGCGTTTTTAAATTGTGCTTTAAGCCTCTGCATATGCGGGTTGTCCTTTTCCTTGATATTGAATGTCAATCGCTCCAGCCTTACCAGTGGTTCTAATTTTCCTTCTATCCTTGCCCATTTTTCAGGTTTTTTCCTCTCATCTGGACGGATAGGCAGGGCAATATTCAGCTCTAATGATTTTTTATAAATCATTGGCAGAAACACCTGCTCGTAGAAAGGATTTTGAAGCGTATTGTTTTCAATGTAAATGTAAATCGGCTCTACACCTGCATTTTTACAAATTAGATAAGCTTCAAAGAGATAGTCTACAAAACTGGCATTACTCATCTGATTGACCCAAGCCTTATGCACACTGTATTCCATTCCTTTATTAGCAATGATACCCACTGCTTTAGATGATGACTTTTTACTCTCCGAGTTGGAAGTTGCAGGGTCTGCATAAATCACAACATAATCGCAGTGCTTCAAGTTGAAAGGTGCTTTATCTACGATATTTTTAAATGCCTTTCCACCATCCATTGGATTATTATAATATTCCTTCTGCATGGACTCATAGGATATGGTAGAAAGTACCCTATCTATATTCTCCTCTGTATTCTTTTGTGGCCAAGTAGATTTGCCGTTCTCATCACGCACATTAACCACTTCCCAAGAGTCCGCCTTGGCGCCCATCTCAGTAATACAGCAGTAATCCGCAATAATATTCCCACAGGCGATAATAAGAAGAGGATTAGAAAGGGAACGGGTCGGAATAAGTGCCTGCTCTATCCATTTGACCCTTTGCTCTATAATCTCCGAATTACGGCAGTCGTCATCAGTGTCTATATCATCAATTAAGATTACATCGGGACGGATTTCATTATTTCGGGTACCCCTTGGCGACTGCCCCGCACCAATGGCACGGAAAGCCACACCCTTACGGGTAGTAAATTCTCCTGATTCCCAAGAGCCTATTTTCTTCTGTGTGCCGTAGTCATTGATAATTCGGTTGTTTCGCTCTAAATTAACCATGTAAGGCATGAGCAGACGGTTGGCGTTGTCAAAAGAATTAGAGACAAGCAGCACATTTCTCTTCTTACCGGTAAGACAAAGTTTCAGCACCTCCATCATGGTACGCCCCGATTTGGAAAGCTCACGAGCCCACGAACGCACGAGGTAATACTCGGCATTGTTCATTACTTTTTTGGTAGATTTTAGGTGAAATTCAGCGGGTTCAGAAGTGTAGAAATTGGGAAAATAATACCTAAACCACACTTCATCATTGGCTTCATACTCCTTTATTCTTTTGAGTTTGGATATGGCACTTTCATTGGGGTCAATGGGGGTAGCATTGTCTATATTGTCCCCAAATTCTTTCCATTCTGAGAGCCATTCCTTGTCTGATTTTCTTCGTTTAGCCATTTTTCATTCGCTCGTTTATATATTCATCAAAATAGTTTTTAAACAATTTGGCATCATCAAGGTTAATTTTTTGAATAAAAGTGATGAGCTTTTTGCCTGTTTCTACGATTTCACCCAATCCGATTTCTACTTCAAGACTTTTGATATTGGCCGTCACTTTGGACATAATATCTGCTTCGGAATTGGTAGGAATGAGTTTAGGTGGGCGTTTGATTTTTTTGCCCTTGTCATCAAGTATATCGGGGCGTTCGGCAATATCCATATTGATAGCCTCCAACTGATTATACCAATGGGTCAGCTGGGCATCTCTGGTTGTGAGTAGGCTTTTTCGGAGTTTGTCCCAGCCGTCTTCCTTACACCATTTACCGATAGTCTTTTCCGATACATTAACCCGTTCCGCTACCTCCTTTAAAGTAATCCGTTCATTAACATAAAGCAGTCGGGCATGCTCTCTCTGTTCATGTTTTTTTGCTGCCATAATACACTATTTCAAGGAGCAAAATTCTTTCAAAAAATGGCTTTTTAAAAAAAGTTGTGCAGTGATTACGCTATTATTTTCAATAGGTTAAATCATTCAAGAGATTTGCAACAACATTTAGAAACCATAAGAAAGATGAGCGGAAAAGCAAATGAAAAATTCAAGAAGATAGACAAGGAGTTCTGTATTACAGACAATTCAGTAAATGTTTATGGATACAGATGCCTCACTGAGGGGCTTTTGTTAGATGAAGTAAAGAAAAACCCTATCGGATTTTTGATGCACAATAGAGAGAAAGGCGTTGTTGTCCGTTGGGAAGATTTTAAGACAATAGAAGACAAAGTGTTTGCCAAGCCCGTAGTCAATCTTTCTCACCCCGACGGGCAGAGTGTTGCCGACCAGATAGAGGGAGGTTTTTTAAATGCGGCTTCGGTGGGTAAAATTGTGGTACTAGAAGCTAGCAGCAGTGAAGAATTAAAACTCCAAGACCAAACCGGTCCAACCATTACAAAATGGTTTCCGAGGGAAATCAGCCTTGTAGATATTCCAGGCAATTATAACGCTCTTGCCAGCCTTTATGACAAGGACAATAACGAACTAAACCTCGCAGATTTTAATACTAATTTTTATCAGAATATGAACAAGACAGTACTAACAACAGCGGTAATACTTACTGCTCTAAACTTAAGTGACAAGTCCGAAGAATCCGAAGTATTGAAAGCAATACAGGACTTAATGGACAAGGCAGAAAAAGTGCCTGGTCTCGAGAAAGAACTAGCAGACAAAAACTCCCAGCTGGAGGAATTGAGAAAAGAAGGGCTAAAAAAAGAAGTGGAAGACCTTATCAGTAAAGGAAAAGAAGACAAAAAACTGACCAATGAAATGGCAGAAAAACTTTCTGAAAAGTATGCGTCTGACCCAAAAGGCCTTAAAGATTTGATAGACACCATGCCTGCGCAGGTATCGGTAGTAGAAACGCTTAATAATAATGAAGATTTAGGCGATTTAAAAGGTAAAACTTGGGATGAATTATTTAGAGAGGGTAAACTTCAAGAGCTTAAAGAAAAGCATCCAGACCTTTATGACAAGATGAAAAACGAAAAATTTCCTAACCTAAAAGAAGATTAAAAAATGGCAAGACAAAATGCAAAAGTTCCACAGGAGTTTTGGAGTTCCTATATTGTGGAGAAATTAAGAAAAGACAACCCGCATATCAATTTGTGTTATGATGAATCACAATTTGTAAAAGGCGGTGCTGTAGTGTATATCCCACAAGCAGGAACAAGTCCTGGTGTGGTTAAAAACAGAGACACTTTCCCAGCAACAGTAAGTAAGAGAAAAGATTCAGCAATATTGTATGCTTTGGATGATTTCTCAACAAATCCAACTCATATGCCTTGGGCAGAAGGAATGGAAATCTCCTATGATAAAATGGACAGCGTACTTAGAGACCATGTTGCAACTTTATCAGAAGCTGTTGGAGATGAAATGATATATAACTGGGTAAGAGGATTTAAACCGACTACAAGTGGAGGTACAACGGCAGAATTTTTACCAGTGTCAAGACAGATTGCTACTTCGGGAGCTGCAACAGCTGTAAATCCAGATGACGGGCAGACAGGAACAAGAAAAGCTTTGCATTATAAGGATTTACAAAAAGCACAAGCCAAGATGAATAAAGATGGGGTGCCTAAATCAAACAGATACGCTATGCTGGAGAGTAACATGCTCCAAGAGTTCATAGATTCTCTTTCTTCTAATCAAATGGCAGCTTTCCAAGCTTCTGTGGATTTGAAAAATGGGGTTGTAGGAACTTTTGCAGGATTTACTATCCTTGAAAGAAGTTCTGTGTTAGCCTTTAATGCAACGACTAACGAGCCTATTGTTCCAGGTCAAGCCCTTTCAGGAACAGATAACCTTGGATGTTTATTGTGGCAAAAAGACTGTGTTACTAAAGCAGAGGGAGACATTGAATTATTCCAGGACTTAGGTAATCCAATCTATTATGGAGACATCTACTCTGGTATTGTTAAGGTCGGAGGTAGATGCCGTAGAGAGGACTGGAAAGGTGTTTTAGCAATCGTTCAAAAAGCGTAAAATGAGACAAATAAAGTACATAGCCGTGCATTGTACGGCAACGCCACAGACGACATCTGTAGAGAGCATTAAGCATTATTGGAAAGCTCATTTAGGCTGGAAGATGCCCGGCTATCACTTTATTATAAAACCTAATGGAGAGGTAGTCCAGCTATTGGAGATAGAGAAAGTGTCCAATGGAGTCAAGGGGTTTAATTCGGTTAGTATTAACATCTCCTACATCGGGGGAGTGGACAGCCAAAACAAACCTATTGACAACCGGACACCAGCCCAAAAAAAGGCATTGTTTGATTTACTTAAAAAGTTAAAAAAGCAGTTTCCAAAGGCAATTATCCAAGGGCACAGAGACTTTCCAGGTGTGAAAAAAGCTTGTCCTTCATTTAATGCAAAAGAAGAATACGAACATTTATAATTTACAACGATGAGAAATGCATATTTAAAAATCATATCTATCTGTTTAGCGTTGGTTTTTGCGGTTTCCTGCGGAAGCAGGAAGCCTGCAGAACCGCTAATCATAGAGAACACGAAGACCATTACCAAGGAAACCCTCGTAAGAGACACCGTGGTAGTAACTCAGAGGGACAGTGTAAGGACTGAGGTCATGATAGACTGTCCAGAAGGAGGAACGCCTAAGATTAGAACCATTTATAAAAATCCACCAAAAGGCAGGATATTACAGCCTCCGCAGGTTTCTTTAAATGGCAATAAACTTACAATAGACTGTAAGGCAGAAGCCGAAAAATTAGCTCTTAAACTCTATGATAAGTATGTAAAGGAGCATGAGAGTAAAAAGATTCCCGTCTATATAGAAAAACCCTTTAAGTGGTATCATAAAGGACTGATGTATCTTGGAGGAATATTTATACTTATCCTAGCACTCTTTGCCCTTACAGGAGTGTTAAAGTGGAAAAAGGTCATTTAAAATAACTTTAAAATTTATTTAAAACATCATGAAAAAACATACAGCCGCTGCGATAGACTATTTTTCTCGTCATCACAGCAACGAATGTCATATCACTGCTGATGGCAGAGTATTTCACAAAAAAGAAGGAGCAGAGAGCTTTGCTTCTACCCTAGAAGATAGAACCATAGAATCCTTTACCCGTAGGGAAGCCGAAGCATCAGCAGACCAGAATTCTGCTGATGAGGACAAAGTAGATAATGGAGAAGAGCCGTTGTCTCCCGATACATCAGATACCTCTAATACCGAAGACAATACCCCGCAAGATGCAGGCACTCCAAGTGGAGAAGACACAGAAAGAACCGAGAAAATTAAAGAGCTTGAAAATTTGGAGTTAATTCCCAAGAATTATAACGAAATGAAGTCTCTAGCATCTTACTTCAAATTAGAGGTAGGAGGAAAAGCAAATGCAGAAGACTTAATTAGTGTACTTACAGAGTTTAAATCTAAATTAGAAAAATAATGCAGGCAACAGGAACACCAAAAGTAATTGTTAATGTCAGCAAAGGTAATCTGCAGAGACAGGTGCCTGTGCTGGACAGCACGGCAGGTATCATTGGTACAGCGAAGACTTCATCACTGATAGGTAAAATACAAACGGTGTATTCCTATGATGATGCTGTAGAAAAAGGCTACACAGAAACAGCAGAACCTTATTTGCACCGTCATATCAAAGAGTTTTACGATGAACTTGGCGGAAACCAGGAACTATGGGTACAAGGTGTAGAAGATACCATGACCATGGAGCAGATGGTTACAGCAACCAATGCTAATGGTCTGAAAAAAATGCTCACTCTTTCCCAGGGGCGTGTTAATATCGTTTTTGTCAGCAGAAACCCTGCAGATTCTTACACACCAGGAACAGGGTTCTTAGATTCTGATGTAGAGAAAGCAGTGGCTAAATCTAAGCCGTTGTGTGAATATCAGCAATCTATTAACCGTCCTGTTAGACTTCTCATCGAGGGACGAGTAGCTAATCTTTCTGCTAATCCATTCTATAAACCAGTAGATGGAGAAAACACCTTTGCAGGAGTAATCTTGGGAGGTAGCCAAAAGGATAACTCTGCTTCGGGAGGTCTAGCTCTTGCTAGGGCTTGTAAGTATGGAGCACATGTAAAACTCGGCAATGGACAAAATGGTGTACTCTCTATTACACAGGCATATATTGGCAATCGTGTTTTAGAAGAATTTACCCCTACAGAACTAGACAATTTTAGTGATGCAGGTTATATCCTGCTTCATAGGAGAGATGGAGCCGCAGGGTATTTCTTCGGGATTGATAAAATGGCAGGAAAAGATGATTTCCATATTCTCGTGCATGGTAGACTGATAGATAAGGCGCAAAGATTAGCAGCAGCAACAACAACTCCGTTTTTAGAAACTTCTGTAAGAATGGAAGCCAACGGAAATATTCATGCTACTGATGCTAAATATATTGAAGATTTGATAAAGTCTCAAATCCGCTCCAATATGGAAGAACAAATCAGCGGAGTTGATGTGATTGTTCCAGTGGAGCAAGACATCATTAATACTAGTAAGCTGTCAGTTCAGGTAAAAATACAACCTCTTGGATATTTGAGCTGGATTGTGGTAAACCTTGGTTTAACAAAAACAATTTAAGAAATGGCAAATGTAAATATAACCTCAAAAGAGTGTGCTTGGTCAAAGTTTGAAGTCAAACTTTTAGGCAGAACAATTAAGGGGCTTCGTGGATTTTCTTTTAAAAAGACAGTAGAAAAAGAGCACTTATACGCAGCAGGAAGTCAGCCAATAGACATCATGGATGGTAATGTAAAGTATGAAGGAAGTATCAAAATATTAGGTTTTGAACTAGATGCTCTTAATAAGGCTGCACAAGTAGCCCAATATTCAGATATCACCGAAGTGCCTCACGAAGCGATTGTTATTACTTGTTCTTATAAGAAATGGCTTACCGACCCGATAAAAACCTATACGGCTACGGGAGTGGCATTTACTGAGGCAGGTAGTGAATTAGAGCAGAATGCTAAATATAGAGAGATTTCCCTTCCTTTTTTAGCAATGAACATAGACCATACTGTACTTTAAAATTAAAGAAAAATGAGCAAAGAAAAATTAAACCGTGCCTTTGCTGCACGAAAAGCAAAAGAGGATAAAAAATCAGAAGAAAAACCCAAAAAAGAAATCAACCTTCAGCCATTTGTTGATAGGTTTACACAAGAGAAATTAGATGAATACAAATCTCAATATGGAGGGCGACCACTAATTTATATTGCTGTAGGTGATTATAGGGCAATTCTTAGACCACCAACAGCAGATGACCTGGGCGATTATATGACTGCTATCGGCACTAATGGGATGAGTAAGGCTGTAGCCATGATAATTGAGCAGTTGTGGATTGATGGAGATTTTGAACTGATAGATGACGAAGATATGTTTATATCAGTATTCCTCCAGATGAACAACATCTTAGAGACAAAGAAAGCCGAGTTTTTTCGCGCTTAGTGAAAAAGGACAAAAGGATTTTAAAGAAGAAAGAGCAGGAATAGAGTACTTAATTGTATTCGGAAGTATGCAATTTGGGGCAAATGCCTTAAAAGAATGGGGCGAAGAAACATTTTTCTACCGCACAGGTATTGCCCTTGAAATTTGGAAAGCACAATCAAAAGTGAATTATAGAGATGAGTAATATTGTAGAATTTGCCATAAAGATGAAAGATGTTATGAGCGGAGGACTTAGCAGGCTAAGTTCTACTTCTCAAAGCACCTTTGCCCGTATGGGAAGGCATATTAACGATGTTACGGGTCGCAATAAGACACTCAGCATGAGCTTTTCAGAGATTGAGAAAAAAATACGGGATGCAGAAAATGTAATCAGAAACTCTACTATTCCCTCCCAGATAAGAGAAGCCCGCAGGGAGCTTGCCTCTCTGCAGCGCTTGTCTTCAAGACATGCTGGAAATACAGGAGGAGGTGCAACTTCAAAAGAAGGAGGTTTAGGTAGTGTTTTTAAAGGCACTTTAGCTGCCCAGTTTGCGATGAACGCTGGCTCTGCTTTTCTTGGATTGGTAAAAGATGGTATTGGTGGTGCTGTTTCAGCAAGTATGCAGAAAGAACAATCAATCGCGGGGCTTTCTACATTTTTAGGGAAAGAAGGCGCTACTGAGGCATATAAAGGAATTAAGGAAGATGCTAAATCAACCACTTTTGACGCAGATAGTCTTTTAGATGCTAACAGAGCTTTAATCTCTGCGGGTATGAACGCTAAAGATGCCAGGGAAGACGCAATGAACCTCGCTAATGCCATATCTGCTGTAGGGGGTGGAAATGATGAGCTTTCCCGAATGGCAGCAAACATGCAACAGATTAAGACCGTAGGAAAAGCGACATCAATGGACATCCGTCAGTTTGGTATGATTGGTATTAACATTTATGAGATGCTCTCCCGAAGTACAGGAAAGAGTATCGATGAAGTTAAGGAAATGGAAGTAACCTACGACCAGCTGGCAAAAGCTCTTGCTATGGCAAGGGATAAAGGCGGACTCTACGAGGGTGCTTTAGAAGCACAATCTGCAACCATGGCAGGTAAATTAGGAACATTGAAAGGAATGTTTGCAGACAGCTTAACCGACATTGGAGATGCCTTTTCTCCTATTGTCAATAAGTTTTTAGACCTTGGAATAAAGTTCGCAGAAAACATTTCTCCAATGCTGGAGCAATTACAGCCTTATATCAATGCTATTTCTGATGGATTAGGACAAGCAATAGATTATATTTCAAATCTTACTACTGGTACAGGAGAATGGAGTGACTGGATAGTAATCGCTTCGGAGTATTTCAATCAAGTTTGGGAGTTTACTAAAAGCATTATTGTCTCTGTTTCAAAAATCATTATGGGAGTGGCACAATGGATAGCTAAATCTGAAATTATCAAAGATGTATTTAGAGCCATCGGATGGCTTTTAGGTAATATACTGGATGTTATTGGTTGGATAGGGGAAAAACTTGTTTGGTTATGGGAGAATGTTCTTGAGCCTATCTTATCTGGAATTGATGAGGCTTATAAGTTTGTCAAAGGCTGGTTCTCTGATGAAGCAGGAAAGACAGTAACGATAGACACTAAAATAAACCCGCCTGATAACCTTCCAAAACCTCCTGAGGATTTAAGTTATCATGCAGATTTAACAAGATTTAAAGACACTTCCATTGGAGCATCAGAGGACAAGAAAAAGAAAAATAAAACATCGGAGAAAAAAGCTGGTGATACCATTGCAGGAGGCGGACCAAAAGTAGTCAATATCCATGTAGGTAAATTCTTTGACAATATCCAATTTACCACAATGAATGGAGCGGAAAGCGCAGAGCAGTTAGAAAAAATAACATTAGAGTGTTTAGCAAGGGTATTATATAACGGAGCCAAGACAGTATGATAACGATATTTGATTTACATGAGCTTTATAAAACCTATTTCGGAAAAGCCCCTTATTATGTTACGCCAAAAGATTCAGACAAACCACTGACACAGGATGTAACTTATTCGGGAATTGCTCAAAATCCACACCCAAAAGGCACTATACACTACAATAGGAATAACATAGCACTCAATAAAATAGGAGCCTACGGGCATGATATATGGTTTCCAATCTCGCTCAGTAATGCTGATAGTGGAACTATTGAGATAGAAAACTGTACGGTATCAGTTAATCTGTCAAAAACGATTGTACGAACGCCTGTAAGTGAGCGTAAAGGCACCGTAAAAGAGTGTTTTAATATTGATGACTACCGATTTACCATTCGTGGTTTTCTTATCGGAAAAGGAAGAAAGTTTCCTGAGGAGGATATAATGAAGCTTCAAAAACTCTTTGAATCTGATAAACCCGTAGAGCTTCACGGAGGTTATCCAGAGCTTTTTTTAGAGAAAAGCTGCCGAGTGGCCATCGAGACACTGGAATTTCCAGAAGTACAAGGCAAAGCATATTGGATACGCCCTTTTATGATAAGTTGTGAAACAGATTATATAGAAGATTTAATCATTACCAATTAACATGTTTTATCTAACCAGCGATATAGAAATAGGAGGAATTAAGGTTAAGGCGAATAAGGTAACCTGGAAGACTTCGGTTAATTCATTTACTGATACTTGTACGATTTCGCTTCCAAGGACAAAATACCTTAAAACAGATGCTACCACAACGGCGAATGCAGAGGATAATAAAAAAGTTTATGCTTTTAAAGAAGATGATAAAGTAACTGTTAAACTTGGTTATGATGGGAAAAATGAAACTCGGTTTATGGGCTTTGTTAAGCGGGTTAATATGGGGATACCCGTAGAAGTAGAATGTGAGGGATACAGTTACCAGCTCTATGATATTATATTCAGCAGAACTTACACCTCTGTAACGGTAAAGAAATTATTACAGGATGTAACCGCTGGAACGGACATTTTACTTTCCAAGGAAATGCCAGATATTCCGCTGAAAAATGTACGCTTTAAAAATGCTACAGGAATACAAGTTTTAGAATGGCTGGTAAAAGAGTGCAAACTCTCGGTTTATTTTAATTTTAATGAGCTGTATGTGGGGACTTTATTTGGAAAAAAACAAGATGAAATTAAAGTCCATTTAGGTTGGAACTCAGTTAAAGACGATGGTTTGAAGAAAAAGGAAGTAGATAAAAATATGAAGATTGTCATCAAAGAAAAAAACCAAGCTGGCGAAGTTCAGAAAGTGAAATCTGATGATAAAAACTCAAAGAAAAAAACAACAAAACATAGAAAAGCAAGACAACAGATAGATAAATACAGCAATGAGAAGCAAGTAAAGATAAAGGCAGGTATTCCCGCTCAGTTCTTGAAAGAAATAGCTCAAAGGCTGGAAAGCAAAGAAAATTACAGAGGCTATGAGGGAGATGTAACTATATTCCTGGTGCCTTATGCGGAGAAAGGGATGGTGTGTGAAATTACCGATAAAGTATTCCATGAAAGACAAGGGCGATACTTTGTAGACACTGTATCTGGGGAGTTTGGAGAAGGAGGAGGACGACAGACATTAACACTTGGACTATTAATGCCTACAAAATGACAATAGGAGATATAAGAGAAAGGCTTGGAGATTTAGTGAGTTCCGCAGGGCCAGCAGTAAGTAATATTGCTAAGGTAAAATCCGTAAATGAGAACCAAGCAACATGCGTGCTGGAAGATGAAGACGGGCAAGAAATACCAGAAGTAAGACTACGCCCTGTACTGACAGGGAAAAAGAGCTTTTTACAGATACCTAAAATAGGCTCACTAGTATTAGTGGTAAGAATTGAAGATGATGATGACTGGATGATTATAGCTTGTGATGAAGTGGACAAGTTCCTTTGGGTAACAGATACTACAAAGGTAGAGCTTACAGACAAGGTTCATATATCTGCCAATAACAAGAATATGGCGGAACTGATAGACAAACTCTTTGAGGCGATTCTAAAAATGAGATTTACAACCAATACAGGGCCTACCATTATGCTGATTAACCGTGCCGAGTTTGAGAGTTTAAAAAATGAGTTTAAAGAGCTTTTAAAATAAATTTAAAATGGGTCAAGGATTAGATAAGGCAACACTGAAAGCCTCTATTATTGAAATTTTCACTTTTGAACAAGGAGAAGAAACAAATTACAATAACTCTGTAGAGAGAATAGCAGAAAAACTGAGTGATGCGATAGAAGTTTTTGTAAAGTCCGGAAAGGTAGAAGTAAACAGCGGAATAAAATTGACTACTACGGGCTCATCAGGAACGACTATAGAGAAAGGAATAGGTAAAATAATATAATATGCCAAAAGATATATTGTTAGACGAAAACCTTGATTTAGTGCTTAAAAATGGTGATTTTTCCATAGGAGAAAGCACCGCACAACATCAAAAACTACTGATTTTATCAGATAAGGGAGAGTTTAAAGCTAATCCTAAACGAGGAGTTGGTGCTAGGAAATATTTGGAAACTCACAAACCTGATGATTTTGCCCGTGAAATACGGCAGGAGTTCAGTATTGATGGTATGAGTGTAGACGCAATCAGTATAGGAAAAAATTTAGAAATGAACATCACAGCTCAATATAATGAAAATTAATGTTTTACCCTTACAATCACTTTTAGATATAGCCATACAGCACACAGGAGCGGTGGAAAATACCTTTGCGATGGCGGTTGCCAACGGGCTGAGCCTGACTGATGATTTACCCGCAGGGACTGAAATTCAGCTTCCAGACAATGTAAATAAAGACAGCGATGTGCTGAATTATTACAGCGCAAAAAGGCTTCAACCTGCCACAGCAGTAATAATGCTTCCAGAGGAGGAAAGATTAGAGGGTATCGGATATTGGGTTATTCAAACAGATTTTAAAGTAAGTTAGAAAATGGCACGAAGTATAGAACAAATCAACAACGAAATCATCAAGGCAAAGGAATCAGAACCTGCTCTTGTAGGGCTGACATCGACCAGCAAGGTGGCAATATGGAGGCTTTGGGCGTACATCACAGCATTTGTGATTTATACCTTAGAGCTAATATTTGACCAGCACAAAGCGGAGGTTTTAGATGCCTTAACTCAATTAAAGCCCCACACGGCAAGATGGTACAGAAACAAGGCATTAGCTTTTCAATATGGTTTTGACCTCATTACGGATACCGATAAATTCAATAATCAAGGATTTACCGAAGACCAAATTTCTGCTTCCAAAATTGTCAAATTCTCTGCGGTTACCGAAGCGGATACAGAGAGCCGATTGATTGTCAAGATTGCAACCGAACAGGGCGGAGAACTTCAGCCCATCACTATTGGACAAAAAGCTTCTTTTGACGCCTACATGAATGAGATAAAAGACGCAGGCGTAAGAATTACAGTTATCAACTACCTGCCTGATGTTCTCAAATTACAAATGAAAATCTACCGAGACCCATTGGTTTTGGACGAGAATGGGCAAAGTATCGTAACAGGGAAAAAGCCGGTAGAAGATGCCATTAAAGAGTATTTGAAGAATTTACCATTTGACGGAGAATTAGTCCTGGCACACTTGGTGGATGCTCTCCAGCAAGTAGAGGGCGTAAGAATTCCGCATATCATTTTGGCTGAAAGTAAATGGATAGATGCAGGAGTGAATGATTATGGAGGTTACGAGACCATAGAGGTTAAGAAAATCCCTGTAAGTGGTTATTTCAAAATAGAAAACTTTAACAACATTGAATATGTGGTTTAATCTGGATATCCCAAAATTGACAAGCCTTTTAACTCCGACTTTCCTCCGTAGGGAAAAGCTCTCGGCATGGCTTCGGGCACTTCATTATCCTTTGATAAAGATAGCCGATGATTTCAATGTGAATAGGAATGCCAATCTCTACAATCTCGCTCACAATGGGCAGGTGTGCTACCTCCGTGCTGCGCTTAACGATAAGTTTGATATTTCACTAAGGCGGATAAAGATAACTGACGGGAACAGGTTTCAACGGCAGTATATCTATACCAGGGGAGAGCAAAAACCGAAGTTTTTGGGTAGGATTTATCTCTATGAGAGAGCCGATTATGGCGATACAGGAGTTGATTTTATCGTATTGGTTCCGAGAGGACTGCTGTATAATGAATTTGAGATGAAATACTTAATAGATTTTTATAAACTGGCAAGTAAACGCTATAAAATACAAGAATATTAACATGAATGTAGTAAGATACAAACAAACAGGGGGCTTTCCGCTGGATACCAATAATCTGGATTTTCTGCAAAGTTCTTTCCATATCCTTAACACGCTTGGGAATTTGGCTGGTGATATGGTAATTATTTCGGGCTGTGAAATCACGGGGAACACGGTAAGCAACGGAGTGGTCTATGTGAACAAAGAAGTATTGGAGTTTAGAGGCGGAAGTCTTTCTGCTAATGTCTTTATCAAAGAAGAGGCAGTATCAGGAACTTTTGAAGACGGTTCATTTAAACCTATTGAGATTACACGATATGTAACATTCGGAAGCTCTACACCCGATAAAACCTTTAAATGGGAAGACTTTAAGCGTGTAGATAATCTGATAAAACAAGGGGTAAAGAATGCTGATTTTGAGAAAAGAATTAAAGCGCTGGAAAACAAGAAAAGCCCTGTGCCTATTGGTTTAATTGCTATCTGGGGGAAACCTGCCAGCGAGCCTATACCAGAGGGCTGGAAAGAGTGCTCCGACCTACGGGGAAGAATGCCTCTGGGCTGGAATCCAGATGATGCTGATTTTAACCAAATCGGCACTATGGGCGGAGAGAAAACTCATACTTTGACCGTTGCAGAAATGCCTGCTCATAGTCATTCAGGAAAAACACTGACACCATCAGAAGCGGTCGGTATTCATTGGGATGGACACGATGGTATAGGATTTAGACCAGGAAGTGCCAACAATGCTCCTGGTGACACAGGACTTACAGGAGGAAATCAGCCTCACAACAACATGCCTCCATACAGAATTATTAAGTTCATCGAGTTTATAGGATTTGATTAAAATTTAAGATTATGGCACAAACAGCAATAAATACAATAAAACAGTGGTTTAAAACAGGCTCAAAGCCTACACAAGACCAATTTTGGAGCTGGATAGATTCCTATTGGCACAAAGATGAGATAATACCACAGGAAAGCATTCAAAACCTTAGCACCACGCTCTCAAGTAAGGCAGATGCTGACCAATTAGCCAATAAAGCTAACGCAGATGCTACAGGACTGACTGATTTACAAGCTCAAGCGTGGGCTACATTATTAAAACCGCACCTACCAACTAGTAGCACATACACCAAATCTGAGATTAACGAAAAGTTAGCTAAAATAACTTTCAGAACTATCGTAGATGATAATGGAAGCACTTATGTGCCTCAGCCAATCTCATTTTTACCATTAGGTTCAGACCCTAATACTAATGTAGGTAGTCCAAATGGAGAACTTGGTATGCTTAATTGGAACATGTATTGGGGGAACTACAATAAGGGTAATACAGGTAGGTTTAACCTGCTGTTGGGAGTTAATAACTCTACTTCCAATGATGGTTCAAATAACACTATTTTAGGTCACTATGCATTTAATGTGAGTAAGAAAGGTAACGATAATGTTATCATAGGTATGAATGCTGCATCTAAGTTATTAGCAGGTTACAGCTTAACCCTATTAGGAGCAGGAGCAGGAGGAAACCTCAGCAATGAGGATAGAACCTTAGATGACCTTAAACAGATTTCTCCTGTTTTTGAGGAATATATTACAGGTAGAATAGGGTTAGGGGAATCATTCGGATATGACAAGAAAACAGGTAGATTAAGTAGCTCTAACTCAGTATATGTAGGTTACAATGTAGGTAATGTGTTCAATGGAAATACAGCAGGAGCAACTACAACTATTGGGTCTATTTGGATTGGTGCTAATGCAGGAGGAGGTGTTCAGTATAGAGACTATAACAATATTGTAGTAGGTAATTTCTTCTGGGCTCACGGACACCTCAGATTATATAACTCAGTTATATTAGGTAACCACATAGATTTGAAGTATAACCGAGATAATGTTTTAGCTATCCATAACTCAGCCACTAAGAGGTGTGAAGTTGCGAATGCCTTAATCTACGGAGAGTTTGACAACAGAAAGCTGGTAATCAATGGTAGCCTTACTTTGAATGTTAAATATGTTCAAGAAGAGGCTAATCTGGATACAGCTAAAGCGTTAGTCATCGGCACAGATGGTCTAATCAAGAGTGTGCCTATAAGCAGTATAAAGGGAAGTGGGACACCTACGCCTATTCCAAATGCTGTAAATAAGTTGGCAGGTATGAAAATATCTGTAATTGGAGATAGCATTTCTAACTTCGGAGACACCTCAACGGAGTATAAGACTGCAACAGGATACAGCTTTGATGATACTTGGGTAGGTCAGCTACTTTCTATGACAGGCGGTATTAAAGGCACTATTGATGCAAGGTCTGGCTCACTTGTTCAAGGGAATAATGACCCTCACGGCTTTGCTTTGAAAAGGACAAGAGTAGTAGACCAAGAGAGTGATTACATTTTTATCTTGATGGGAGCTAATGACCAAAGATTAGAGCAACACCCAACTACACCAAGACCACTCGGCGAGATTAAACCTAAGGGAAGTTTAGGGTCTATAACAGATGCCTCAAACCCTAACTTCAACACATTTACAGGTGCATATCAACTTGCATTAGAGGATATGTTAGGACACTACAAGAGGGCTAACATTGTCTTAATGACACCTTTGAAATCCTTTAATGCAGGTTCAACTGATGATATGAACAAGGGTTCAGATAGGTTTGCAGAGCGTGTGATAGAATTGGCTAAATTCTATGGAGTTAAGTGGATTGACACCAGAGAGACAGGATTTAACAACTACAATCATGATTTGTTCTATATTGATGGTCTGCACCCTAACAAAGCAGGGCATAAAATATTGGCTCAGCTCGTAGTAGATAAGATATTAGAGTTTGGAGTTGTAAACGGAAGTGGCGGAGGCACTAATGGGTATAGCAAAGCAGAAGTAGACACTAAGCTAAATGACCTTACTATCGGAGTAGGAAACTTAGCGAGAAATTCAGCTGCACCTATGTTTAGCCCTAACTCAGAGGGAACAGGTAATGCACAAGTTATATCTGATAGAACAGGCTATTTTGTTAGATATACACCAGCTTCTGGAAAGAGTGTCGGAGTTTATGGATTTAACATGAATGCTGAGGAGGGTATCCCGAACACAAATAAAGGTGGGTATACTATTTCAATGGATTTCAGACATGCTCATACAGAAAATGTTACTATCTGGGGTCAATCCATACCACCTAATACTTGGGTAAGAGTAAAAAGAGAGGGCTGGACAAACGAGACTGATTGGGTAGGATTTAACATACCTGTGCCTAATTTAGCTGTTGATGTTAGATATTATAAGATTGAGAGAGGAACTAAGGCAACGGATTGGACACCTCACATATCCGAGTTGAAATTAGGAGTTTCAGAGCATATGATAGACAACTTCTTCTATTGGTCTGATGCTCTAAGTATATCCAGAAAAGGAGCAACAGGAGATGAGCTGAACACTGTTCTAATTAGAAAGATACCGAATATAGATAACATTATAGAGGTGCAGGAGCTTACTATAATCTATAATAATGGAACTTTCTTTAGGGCAACTAATCCAAATAGTCAGTTAATCACACATAACGGAGTTAAGCACTTCGCTATGCCAGAGTTAGCACCTGCTTTGACAGCCAAAGGAGGTATCAAAAAAGTTTATATTAAAGCTTTATTGAAATAGTACTTAAAAGATTGAAAAATAAAAAATTATGAATGAATTTATTAATGAGCATTTACTGCCACACTTCGGAACTTTCATTTCTGCGGTGCTGACGGGGTTAGCGGGGTTTATCTTCGGGAAAAGGAAGCAGAAGGCAGAAACCGAATCTATTGAAGTCAATAACGACACGGTAGAGATTGGTAATGCTGACAAGCTGGTGAAAGTCTATAAAGATACTTTGGATGACCTACAGACCCGATATGAAGCGAAGTTTAAGGAAATCACAGGGCTTTATGAAGACAAAATCAAGCTCCTGCAGGATGAAATCACCATTTTGAAGCGAAGCATCAAGCAACTTAAAGAAGAAAATGCACTGCTTCGGCAAAGGCTCAAAGAGAACAACTTAGAGTAA